ACCGCAGTATTTGTTGTTGTTAAATTTCCATTTTCGTTATAGCCTAAAACATAAAAATTTAGTGCATTTGGGTTTGGATTTAAAAATACCAAATTATCTGAATTACCTTCAATATTTAATTGATCATCTTGGACAACATATGCTTTTCCTATACTTCCAAATCTAGGAGGCATTGTGTATGCTCTTGCAATATAATCTTCTTTTGTAACTGCTCTGCTTTGGGCTGCGAAAAATGCAAGTGTATTTGTTTTTATTTCGTTTAGTGTTTCTGCGTCTTTTCCACCAGATGCAGATTGAGTATTAGTAACAAACAATGACTGTTTTACAAGAGAAGCTAGTGTTGGATCTAGCCCAGATTCATTCATTGTTATTCTTTTTGATAATATATTAGTTAGTGAGTTTGCTGGTACGTTATCAGCAATTCCACCACCAACTCGATATCTAACTATTAATTCTGTATTTGCAGGTGCAATGCCGTAATTTCTAGTAAATAAAAAGTTTGATGGATCAATATTTTCTTGTAAAGTATTTGAATACGGTGAAAATATTGTTCCAAACAAGGAAGGGTCTGGTGTTATTTGTTCGTCATTAAATCCAGATATACCAGGACCAAATTGTAATAAAATTGAATCATCGCTTAGTACTCTACTAGTAAATCGTTTTGATACTTTCCTCAGTTTTAAAAGATAAGGCGCTGATTCTCTAAACATATAGAGATCTTTATCATTTCTTTTAATATTTCTAACAGATTCTACTATAGTATCTTGTGCTAAATATGGCACATGATACCAAGTATCTCCTTCAGAATCAGTTGCATCAATTACTTCTATAACCTTTGCATCGGATATTTTTACTGCATTATAAGGTATTGCAGATCCAAAGGCAAATCGCTGAGTTCGTATAGTTCCACTTGAAGCAGGTACTGATTTTTTTAATAAATAAAATGTTGGTTCATTTGTTGTTTCATTTATTTCGTATACCCGTACTTCCAAAGGACTAAGACTTGAGCTAAAAGAAAAATCAACAAAATCATTAGTTATAAAGTTTATGTTAGACCCAATCGATGATGCAACAACAGCATTCGCATCTAGTGTCATTGCATAGCGCATGTCTGGCTTATTATTTTCACCAGAACCGATTGCTGGTACTATTTGATAAAAATCTAATGTTACAGTTGCTGGTGAAGAAAATTTAGGCTGATAGCCCATACTTTGGGCTATTGCAAGTATATTTGATTTTTCTTCAGCTTCAAGTAATAAGGATTCTTTAAATTGATTATCAGTATAAAATGATAAAACATCACCAACATAAGCAGACATTTCCATAAACATCATACCAGGTGATGCCTCATTAAAATCTCTGTAGACTGCTGGAAAATATGATTCAGCAAATGTAATTAAATCGTCACGAAGTGAACCAAAATCACGTGACGTATATTTAACTTTTTTTTGTTCTAATTCAGCCATATATTACTCTACAGTTAAAGTTCCTTGATTATCAATAAATATTACAACATTAATATTTGATTGAGTTGGATCGAATTGCAATCTTAAGTTTATTTTTAAAGAATTTTCTGAATTTTTTCCCATAGCTGGTACCGGCGTTTCAATATCAAGTGATTTTAACGTAACATATGGAGTCCAAAAATCAAATGCGGATACTAACGTTGATCTGATTTTACTTTCTATTTCTCCGGTATCAGTTATTTGCTCGAAAAGTATGCGATGCAAATCTGTTCCAAAATCTATGTGATAAACGCGCTCACCTTTTTTTGTTGATAACAAATTAATTACGTTTGTACGCATTTGATCATCAGAAAAAAACGATCTATTAAATACACCCCCACCTTCTACATTGAATGGAAGCGTAATACCAATCGAATTTTGATATATAAAAGAACCACTTTTGTCTGCTGTAACAAACGGTTCATCCAAACGTGTAAAATTAAATGCCATTATTTAAGTTTTTTCATTAATTCTGAGTAATCACGGTTAAATACCTTTTTTAGCTCGTCTGGTATTTCCGCATTTCCAAAACTCATTTCCTGTGTTTCACTAAATTCATTATATTCTGATTGCAATTCGTTTCTAAATCTAGACAATCCTTCATATAAAGAATTATTTCCTTGTGGTGGCACAGATGTTTCCTTTTTATTCTGAGGTTGTTGTGCCTTTTTTATTTGAGCAATTTCATTAATAAGTTTGGAATTATAATATTCCAATTCTTCTCTTATTATTTTTCTTATCATTTTTTCAAATAATTCCGTTTTCATACTAATCCCTATATTTGTTCAAATAATTCATAAATATTTTCTATTGTATCATTTAACTTTACGAACAAGTTATCTCGTTTATTAACAAAATTTACTATTTGATTTGAAATTTCAGTGTCTATACCAAATAGTAATCCATTAGGGCATATATTACCACCGGAATGTGCCGATAAATCAAAAAAGTGTACTTTATCTGCATTATATGTTTTTAACATAGTTTTTAATGATGATGTTAATAAAAATATATCCTTTTTAGAGAACTTATCGCTATTAATATAATTATCACCAACGTGTATATAAAATAGCTTATCAATTTTATCTGTTATTTTATATTTACGTGTTTTTAATCCAACAAGTAAAACATATTCATAAGATGAGTTAAATAAATTTGAATTTCCTTTGTTTTCCTTTTCAAATACAACTAAACAAGATTTCCAAGAATATATTCTAGTCATCGCTGTATCCAGTAATGACATAGCGTCTTCTGTTGGTTTATATGATATATCAGAGCCAAATGAATTATAATGGTTATCTTTTTCAATTTTTACAGTATTTGCTTTCCATAATGGATTTGTTACATCAATTTGTAATTTTTCATTAAAGATCGATCCATCCAATGAAACAAAAAATGGAGATTGTACTGAATCAATCTGGTAATTACTGAATTCATCGTAATATACAAAATCTTCGCTATAATCTATATCATCAAATGGATTTTCAAAACCATCACTACTTCCTGTATCAGAACTCCTAATTAGTTGTACTTCTTCTCCAGGTACTGCCAACGCACCAGTTTGTTCTGTTATTGGTTTTGTAAATGGCATAGAATAAAAACTAGAAGATTCAAAATACTTACACGGGGCAGGTGACTTGTAAAGAAACTGTTGTTCGTAGTCTGTAATTCTAAATGAAGATAAAACACTAGAAAATACCATATTATTTAAATTCAAATCCCCATATGAATATATGTTTTTATTTTTTGAATTAAACAGTGAATCAGCAAATCCAATTTTATTTGAATCAAGCGATGTTTGTGTTGGTATGCCGATATCTTCTTCTTTTGTAAATACTGGGACTATGTTGTGCTTTGCAGTTAAATAATGTACTTGATTTCCATAATCAAAAACACATTCCATATATTCATTTATGATTCCTATTTGTTTTGGGTTTAATAATAATAGTTTATCAAGTATATTAGACTGTGCGTTTGCGTATGATAGAAAGTCTGTGCCATCGTATGGAGATGTATATGTTATTCTAGAGCAGTCTGCATCTGCATATGTTGATACCGATTGATACAAGCTACTAACCGTATTTGATATTGCTTGACTTTTAACCGAAGTACGTTCTCTGCTTTTACGTAATAAAAATGCAGTTATTATGCCAGTTTTTAAATTTGATGGCGGTATATTTTTAATAGGTATTTTATTTTTCTTTGCGTAGGTTATTGCATCCATTGGTTTACTTAATATAAATTAATACAGATTTTTTATTATCAAAATTTCCAATAAATTCCAAATATAACCAATCTCTTCGTTTTTGCTTTGTTGTTGGGTCAATCGCTTGTTCATTTTTTCTATACTTTACTTCAAATTCATATGACGTATTTGCTACAAATCCACAATCACATGCTTTTGTGTAGTTTCTTGCATGCGCATTTTGACGCTGTCTTGATGCTTGAGTGTCATAGTATCCAGTGTTTTGGTTTGCATACGAATGTGCAGTGCTTCGTCTAGCGGGGTTTCCTGCTGGTTTAATCACATTACTT